TTATCTATCGCTTTCACTTTGCGGTTCGGAAAAATAATTCACGATTTGTTTTACTTCATCAGTCTGTCCGAGCTTTTGCTCCAGTGCAACAAAATATTTCGGGACAAACGGATTGCATGAGATCAATTTCGCAAATGCCGTTGCCATTTTATCTTGGGGAAACATAGGATTCAATACATTGTTGAAAACAGCATCATCTTTGGCGCTGACAACAGTGTTGATTCCATTCAGCACACCATTGTCGACCAGCAGCTGAACAAATGTCAAAAAAGTATTGTAATAATCGCTATATACTTCTTCAAAGAATATATCGCTCCTAAACGCAGCAAATGCTTTCGCTTTTTCCTCTTGAGTCATTTTGCTCTGATTAGCTACAAATTTCCCGACAAGACCCATTCCGAGATTGAATGCCTCTGCTTGCGCAACGCCTTTCATAGCACCTTTAAACCCGAAACCGCCGCCTTGCATTTGTATGGCGCCTCCAACCTGATTGCCAAGGTTTTCAGCCGATTGATTTTTAGTCCGTTCAATGCCCGCCATTGTATCGTAAGAAGTGATCGCTTTATTATAATGATCAACGTGGACGGAAATGAATGTTTCAACATTGGCAGTAAAAACACCAAACGACAAAAGCAGGCTATATGCTCTGACACACATCGGTGTTAATCCTTCAATGTACATTTCCTCGGAATAATGAATTAATGAATCAAAGTCTTTGACGCAATTTTGATATTTAAACTTAAAACGTTTCGTATAATATTCGGCTGCCTGCTTAAAATACGGACGATATTTTATACAGGCATCCAACTCGCTTGGCACTAAAATAACGTTTCCGCTCAATGTAAACTCTTTTCCTTTACCTTTTAGTGATGGCCATTGCTCCGGCTCTGCAAAAAAATACTTTGGAAAGCTATCATATGGCGGAAACTCCCGAGGCTCCTCAATCTTTTTAATGTCTTTGAAAACATCTTTTCCGATTGCCTGATTGATCATTCTGTTCAAGGCCGTTCCACCTTCCGCGAACATATTGAATCCTTTTTTTAAAATTGACATAACCTGTTCCTCCTTAAAATTCATGCTTCTTATATGCTGGGCATATATCGCATTTTGTTTTTCTCGTTTGTTTGAGTTTTCTTATGAATTCTCGCCGTCTTTGCGCGGAGATCGCACAGTCCCCGCAAATTGTTCTTTAAGGCAACAATCCATAAACAATGCCGTGATTTCGACAATTAAAATGTCGCTTTAAGAATATCACCTCTTTTTTGCTTAACACCTTTCATGCACTTCAATGAACAGCTCGGGGCTGACATTCAAGGCGATGCAAATCGCACGAAGATCGTCGGCATACATTGTCCGCGTGCCATTCATCATTGCATTAAAAGTCACTTTTGATATACCGGCCCTTTGCGCCACCGCAAATTGCTTATAACCGTTTTCCTGTATGTAAGCCCGTACTTTTTTATAAACCTCCATCTCTGCACCTCCGCAAATACAGAATTACTGTACTTTAATATATAATATCACAGTATTGCTGTGATATCAATAGAAAAACACAGAGTTTCTTGATTTCGCTCTTGCTTTTTTATTATTTTCATGTATAATATTAATGGTGTGAGGTGATTTTTTTGAAGTATGAGATCGGCAGCAGAATTCGTAGATACCGCAAAGAGAACGGATTAACGCAAGAACAGTTGGCGGATAAAATAAATGTAACCAAAAACAGAGTGTCAAACTGGGAACAAGGGATAAACCGTCCCGACGCGGATATTTTGGCTGATATCTGTCGTGCACTGAATGTATCACCCAGCAATCTGTTGGGTGTATATTTATCCTCGGACGATTTAAACGAACGGGAAAGAAGGGTTATACAGGCTTATCGAGATAAAGCGGATATGCAGAAGGCAGTTGACATTTTACTCGGAATAGATGATAATTGAGCGACCTGACAATTCAACAATAAAAGGACGGCGAATGCCGTCCTTTTTAGCTGTATGCGATGCTGTCGGAGACTCTGAACTCCGCTTTGCGGTATAATGATTGCAGATTTTTATGTTTATCTTTCCGCAAAGAGGCTCGGAATCACGCTCCCGAAAGTTTTTTCTTCCCGTTTCCTCGCCCGTCAAGCTGCTGCGCACCTTGACCCGGGCATGACCGTTTCCCGCTTGACAGCGGATTGAGGGAGTTCGAGTCGCAATATCGGTTATTCAACAATAAAAGGACGGCTAAAGCCGTCCTTTTATTGTTGGTGAACCAATAGTTAAGCTATCCGAACACTTAGGGGGTGTTGGAGCGGTGGCAGGAGAGGGAGAGGACGATGGGGGCATGTGGTCGGAAGCATCCTGCCGCGAGGGTGGGAGGGGCTTATCGGCGTCTTTGCAGACGTCGGCAAACTCCATTTCGGCATTATTTTCGACGTTGTAGTTATAATAGATCAATATCTTATCGTCCCAGACGTAGACGGCATTGACGAGTGTATTTATCAGCCGGCGGCGGTAGTCGGGATCGGACGGGTCGCCGTGGGCAAATGACCGCAGGTACATTTCAACGTCGGACGGGGTGACGCACAGCTCCCGGCGCAGGCACAGCGCGGCGTGCTCCTTTTCGGCGGCTTCCTTTTGCGCTGTAAGCGCTTCGGCTTTTTCGTTTATCTTCTTCAAAAATGTCGGGTTGGTCGTTTTGACAAGCGATTCGGTCAGGGCGTCAAACTGGCGGTCTATGCGGGCGAGCTCGCGCTCCAGCTCGGCGATCCTGTCGCAGCCGAGGTCGGCGGCTGACGCTTCGGCTACGCGCTTGGCGATATATGATATATTCTTCGGCGCGAGCACAAAGTTGGCGGTCTGTTCGCAGACGTATTTTTCAAGCCAGTCCTGGCGTTCGCTTTTCTTTTTGCAGGCGCGGCGATTTTTTTTGTTGATGCACGAATAGTAGTAATATCTACCGCCAACGCCATTGCCGCTGTCGCCAACCATGGCGGCGCCGCAGTGACCGCAAAACACCTTGCCGGTCAGGGCAAAATACATACCTTCGGTCTTTTTGCCGTAGTGCCTTTTGTTCTTTTCCAGTAGATCCTGCACCTTATCGAACAGCTCGGGAGATATGATCGCGGGGTTATCGCGTTTCACGCCGCAGAAGCTGCTCTCGCCCTTGAAGGTCGGATTCGACAGCAAGCCGGAAACGAACCATACGGAAATATTGTTTCCTTTTTGCGTGCGATATCCGCGGGCGGTCAGCTCGCGTGCGATCTCGCTTTTTGTTTTGCCGTCGACGTACATCTCAAATGCCAGTCTGACGGCGGGGGCTTTTTCTTCGTCGATCGCAAGGCGGCGGTCGACGATCTTGTAGGCATACGGCAGGTTGCCGCCGGTCGAGAATCCCGCCAGGGCTCTTTGCTTCATGCCCTCGGTGACGATGCGGGACAGCTTGCGCGAATAGCTCTCTGCCATTGCCTCGTATATGCTCTCAAGGATAATGCCCTCGTCGCCTGTGCCGACGCTCTCCTCGGTGGACAGGACACGGACGCCGGAGCGCTCGAGCTGCTTTTTATAGATCGCGGAGTCGTAGCGGTTGCGGGCGAAGCGGTCGAAGCGGTAGACGACGATAAAGGCAAACTGGCGTTTTTTCGCGTCGGCGATCATGCGCTGAAACTCGGGGCGGTTATCGTTGGTGCCGGTCATGGCGCGGTCGATGTACTCGCCGATCACGCGGAAGCCCTTTTGCTCGCAGTACGCCTTGTCCGCGCGGAGCTGAAATTCTATGCTGTTTTCGGTCTGCCGTTCGGACGAAAAGCGGGCGTATATCACGGCGTTCAGCCGGTTTTCATCCGGGACGGTGACGGTTCTTGACGCAAGGCTCATGGCGGGATCCTTTCGGGGTTATCCTCAGATATTTATCATGTCGCGGAAAACGCTCTCGGGAATTATGTCAATGTCATACCCCTTGAGTTTATATGCTTCCGCCTTTTTTTGTTTACTGCTTTTGCCGCCTTTTATCGCTTTGCAATAATCGTTATTACCAAGGATCAGCAGATTCGTTTCTTGGGTAACGCCCGAACCGCATTTTCCGCCAAAGTCAACAACGATTTGCGCTGCTTCAGCGCGCGTCATGCCCTCAAGTGTTCCGGTAAAAGCACAAACTTTCCCAAAAAGCGGGTGGGTTTCATCAAATTCGGTTTTATCTGATTTCAAGTTTTCGAGGTGGTCGCCGGCATATTTATAAACGAAAGCGCTTACCAAGCCATCCTCGCTGCCGTATTTAGTCAACGCCATAACGCGCATGGCATTGTAGCAATCGAAAAGGGTAAGGCAATCCGCAAGTGCTCGGTGCTCATCACCGGCAGTTACGCCAAGCGGCGCAAGAAGATCGCCGAGGCGGTGATGGCGCTGCTCCGGAAGAAGCTTACGGGCGATGCGGAGCGTATCTATAAACGAGTTGGAAAAATGGTTGCCGCCGTAGTTTTCGGCTGCATCATATAAAAAGTTAACGTCAAAGTGGGCATTGTGGGCAATTACAAGGTCATCGCCGATAAAGTCCATGATGCCGGGCAGAGCCTCACCGAGATTCGGCGCATCGGCAACCATTTCGTTTGTAATACCGGTAAGCTCGGTTATAAAGTCGGGAATCAGATTCTGAGGCTTGACAAATGTCTGATAGCGGTCGGTTATTTCGTTGCCCCTCACGCGCAGCGCGGCAAACTCGATGATATCGTCATATCGCGGGTCAAGCCCGGTCGTCTCAAGGTCAAGCATTATGTAATTTTCGGGCAGTGCTATGATGCTGTTGCCCTTATATTCGCGGGTGCGCTTTGGCTCCTCCGGAGCAATCATCACTTTCCCGGTGGATAAATTAATACTGATAGCCATAATCATTTCCTCCCGTTTATACCGGGCTTATGCCCGGCTTGATTTTATAAAATCCCCGAAGTTGTCATACACCTCTCTCTCGAGAGGGCTTGCGAGGAATTTGTTGCGCTTATAAAGCCTGTCCATGCGGTCGGCGCGGATCTTGGCGACGGTATGCGACACACGGCAGGTGCGCGCGATATCGTCGGCGGTGTGCAGGTCGAGTGCCCACAGCACGCACGCCGGGCAAAGCAGGCGCGCGGCGAACATATCCGCATCGCGCTCGATCTCCGGGCGGACGTCAAACATCTGCGTCCTGGCATGGTAGCCTTTTTTGAGATCGTGACCGAGGAATATATGCCCCAGCTCATGCGCGACGGTAAAGCGGCTGCGCTCGATGGTGTCATCGTCGTCGTAGATGATATACCACCTGTCGCCGTCGAAAAACGATAGACCGCTCTCCGACGGCTGGAGCTCGCCGACCGCGCTGTTTTTTATGACCTTTATGCCGGCTGTGCGTGCGATAGCCGCGACGCTGACCGGCAGGCGGTCAACGTGATAATCACGCAGGCAAAGCCATGCGGCGTCACGGACGTTACTGTATGCGCCATATATCAATTTTCATCACCCCGAAGGTAGTTTGCCCACCTTCGGGGGATTTTTTGCTTACAACAGATCGTCGTCGGTCTCGGGCGCGTCTTTTATTTTTTGGAAGCGCTCGCGGCTGACCTCTACGATCTCATCCGGGCGGTCATCGGCGCTTTTTGCGGCGCGGTAGACACTCACGGTGTCCTGCTCGTCCGCTATGCACAACAGCCTGTCAACGGCGGGCTGCATATCGGGTCTTTGACGATAGGCAATAACCAAAGTCTTTTCGTGATCCGAAACCGTGAACGGATTGGTTCGCTCGTCGCGGAATTCGTCAAGAATGTTATCCACTTTATATATATCGCAAAGCTGAATAAGAATTTCGGCGTCCGGCTGCCCGCGGTTATTTTCCCATGCGTTGACCGTTTTTCCGCTCTTCCCTATCATTGCACCGACCTGATCGGCGGTCAATCCGCTCTGTTCTCTCAGGCGTTTAAGGTTCTTTGCTATTGTTTCGCGTGACATTTTATTGATTCCACCTATTTTTATATGCATTTTGACTACAAATATATTATACACGTCTTGCGCTCGAAAGTCAAGAAAAAAATCTAAAAAAAATAGATTTTTTTTGCGAAAACCGCTTGACAATCTACCTTTTATAGATTATAATAAGGATGCGGTCTAAAAAACGTAGATTTGAGAGGTGAAAACTTAATGAATATCAACGAAAAGCTTAACGATTATCTAAAAAAAAGAGGGATGAAGCAGGCTTACATAGTCCAGAAAACCGGTATCAATGCTGATACGATATCCAAAATTTTAAATGGCAAAAGGCGCATTCAGGCGGACGAATTTTTATCAATTTGCTTTGCGTTGGATATCGACCCCAACATATTCCGCGAATCCCGAATTGCATGAGGTGACGACAATGAACGGACGCGAATTTGATTTTCTGATGTTTATGCTGCCGTGGATCATCGGCGGTATTGCAGTGCTGGGCGTTGTGGGACTGTGCGATCTGATCTTCCGGGCGGTCGGCGAGTCGATAGCCGATGCTATCAGATATCACCGCGGAGCACGCGAGGTCGCACGGACAAGGCGCAGAGCCGGTGAGATACGGATCGGCTGGAAACGCCGCGAGGATTTTGTGCGCCGCATAAGGCGCGAAAAATAATCCCGGAGAGGTAACGAGAAAGGAAACGCGAAAATGGCAATGGTACAGGTGGCGGTCATCGCCCACAGGGACGCAGACGGCACGCCCGGTCCCGCAATCCCATTATACCGCGAGGTCAGCGACGAAGAAGCGGCGAACAACAAGGCATTTCTTGACGCGGCGGCGCAGATAATGGCTGAGAAATACATAATGCACTGCGAGCGGCGCCGCGCCGAGCTGGAAGAGAAATCACGGCGTGAAGCCGAAAAACGGAAAGCGAGGACCGATAAATGAGAGAACCGAAATTAAAGCGCTGCCCGAAGTGCGGCGGCGCGGGGACGCCGGTGCGCAAGACCCTCGGCGGCATTGACCTGCATTACGTCGAATGCGACGGCTGCGGGGCGCAGACATACTTCTTTGCGACCTTGCGCGAAGCGCGGCGGGCATGGAACGCGGGCAAGACGCGTCTGACCGCCCGCGAAATGCGGGAGATGATCGAAAGGGGTGGTGCGTTATGACACCGAAAAGCCATGGCGGGCGCGCGGGCAGCCGTGCGAAGCGCCTGAAGGGATGCGCATACCCGGACAGCATATGCGACGAGTTTTGCCTTAACTGGGAGATATGCCGCACACTGCGCGCCGAGCGAACGGCGCTTACGTCAAAATTCAGGGTGATGCGCCAGAACTACAACGAGCTTGCGACGCGGTTCGAGGCGAGCACGCCGTGTGATTTTTGCCGATATGTCCACACGGTGCCGGACGATGAACCGTGCCGGAGCTGCCCCGCCGAAGCAAGGGAGCCGCGGGAATGAGCGGCGACAAGCGGGTGCTGCCGCCGGCGTATCTCGCGCCGCTGTGCCCCTGCCGCAACTGCGCGGACAGGCACCCCGGATGCAGATCGGGATGCGCCGCATGGCGCGAATGGTCGGCAGCGTGGACGGAGACAAGGCACGCGATACGCAGCGGACGCAAGGCGGGCGAGGATATCAGCCTGCAAAGCATCGCAGAGCGATGCCAGAAATATCGGCAGAAACAGAAAAACCGTAAGAGAGGCAGATCATGAAACCGGACAGAACATTAGTCAAGGAAATAAAGGCGCTGACGAACGGCGGGAGCCGGGAAGCAAAATTTGCGCTGCTGAACCGTCTCGCCGCCGCTGCAGCGGATCTTTCGACGACGGAAGCACGCGCGAATTTCGGCGCATGTCTTTCAAAACACGGCAGGGCGCTTATTGCGATATGCGTTGCCGCCACGCTGGAGGCACGCCGGGAACGCCTTGATTTTTGGGGCTACGATTGGGCGTGTGAGGTCCTGGACGCCGTGCCGGTAACTCTGACGCCGAGCAACCGCGAACGCGCGTATATCGATGACAATCTGCACCCCACCGCTATTTGCGATTATGCCGGTGAGCTTATCCGGCTGACAACCGAAAGATAAAACACAAACGAAGGAAGGAAACGAAAAATGGAGAACGAAAAAATCGCACAGGCTGTCAACAAGATCGACAGCGAGGCGGAAAAAGCCGCCGAGAAGAACAAAGCCCTTGCCCCGGCATACGATGCCATTGCGCAGATGCTGCGCGACGCGGTGCGCGGGAATGTTCGCGCGTGCGAATGCTGCCTTGACGCCGCCAAGACGGTCGAAGGGGCATACGACGCAATGAAGCGCGAGGCAGCCAGAAAAAAGGATGGCGGCAACTGCGTTGTGATAGCACCCGACGAAGCCTTCGGGATCATTGCAAAATATTACGGCTTTGATGCCGCCGAAGCTGCCGAGAGCGCGAAAAGTACAGAATCGCAAGCGATTGCGAATCCAGACGGTGACGTTGAATCGCTGTTTGACCTTTTGTGACGGGGGCGCGGTATGATACCGATAAAAAAGCTTGCGGGCACGCCGCGCATCCCCGCGCCGGACGACGCCGAGGTGTCGCGGCCGCTTGAGCAGTCATGCTGGTCGCGCATCATTGCCGCCGGCGGCGAGCACACGGTGGGCGAAAAGACATACGGCGAAATTACATATTATCATCTAATAAATATCACGCGACAGAAAAAAGCCGAAAGCAGGATGCTTAAACCCATATTGCGGGTATTCCTCGCTCTTGACGGGAGTCACGCGACTGTGCGCGACGGCGAGGATCACGCGCGGAGCGGCGAGATCTGCAACATCATAGCGCGCAAATTTTATACAGGCGGGCAGATACTGCACACGGAATCCGCTTTTGCGGTGGGAATGAAATATCTCGGGTGCGGCGAGACCGATAATCCGACCGTATTTATTGACAGGCAGGTCGAAGCAAAGCGGAACCGGCGCAACGCGATACACGCCAAGGCGAAACGTGAACGAATGCTCGACGCCTTTGCCAAGCTGCCGGAGTACAGGCTCGGCGCCGAGGACGAGACGTTTATACGCCGGAATGTGATATCGGAGCGGTTTCTTTTCCGCTTTTCGAAAAAGGTTCTTGCCGATCCGATCAGCGGGCTGAAGCGGCGTACAGAGTTCGTTTTTTGCGCGACCTGCGGCGCGATCGAGGAGACCGATCCCTGCGCCGGGGATTACAGGCACGGAGCGCACGCCGTTTGCCCGGCGTGCGGTACGACCGCAACAGTGTACGATATCGGCAGATCAAAAAATACGCTGTGGCGGCAGGGCGTTGTCGAAATTGCCGCCGCGATCGACGATCACACGCTTATGCTTTGCGATTATACCGTGGCGGTAGATTACACGGCAATATGGCTTGACAATATGCGGCTGCCGGAACTTAAGGCAAGTCGCGGCACCAGACGGCTGATAGACATAAAGACCGGGGACGTGTGGCGCTTTGAGCCTACGGTTTCAAATCCGGCGGGATACAATCAGGTGTATTACAGTCCGATAACATCCGGCACGGTCGCGGATTGTACACGGGCGCTCTATTATTCGAAAGGTCCTGCGCCATGGCGCGATATCAACGGGATATGGCTTATGCGCGGGAGTGACGGGCTTTTGCTCGGCGAGCTGAAATATACGGATCTTCCGGCGGTATTGTCTGGCTTCAAGGGCGATGCGATCGCCGTGAATATCAATTTCTACAATCTCGCATGGATCATTCGAAATTACATACAGGCGCCGCGGGTATATGAGATGATGGCAAAATGCGGCGGCGTTGAATACCTGGACATTCGCCCATCCGAGCTTAGCGGTATGGGCATCAACATGGACGGAAAAACGCCGCGCGAGGTCTTCGGGGTTGATGCGAAAGCCGCGCGGACGCTGCTGGCGATAAACAACCCGCAAATGTATAGGCGAACGCGCGATGCGATATGCGCGGGCATCCCGGCGGAAAGCGCATCGATGCTCGAGGTATGGTTTGATCATCACGATGACGGATATAAAAAATTAAAGCACATTGCGCTGCTCCCTGCCAAAGCGAAAGAATACGGGTATGACATGGAGATCTACCGCGATTATATCAGGCAAGCCGTGGAGTTGGGGTACGATCTCGGCGACAAATACTACGAGTTCCCGCGCGACCTCGAAAAAGCGCACACGGACGCGACGACCGCGATCGTGCTAAGAAATGACCACGAGCTGCAAGCCAAGATCGAGAAACGCCTCCCCGCCCTTGCACCCTACGAATACAGTAACGGCAGGTTTGTCATTCGCCCGGCGCAAAGCATCGCGGAGCTTGCCCTCGAAGCCGACGCGCAGCGCAACTGCGTATATAAAAATTACAGCCGCCTTTATGCCAACGGCGCATGTGTGATCGCATTTGTACGCAGGTGCGACGCACCGGAAAAATCATATATTACGGTCGAGATAAACAATGAGTACAAGATAGTGCAGGCACGCATTGCCATGAACCGCTTGCCGGACGACGATGGGAAGCAGTTCCTTGTTGAATATGAGCGGAAGGTGCTTGCACGGCTGAAAAATCAAAGCAAAAAGGAAAAAGTGAGGATAACGGCATGACTGATATTATTAATACCACAGAGAGGGATTCGCGGCTGATAGCCGGAGAAATAAATGCAATAAAGAAGCAGACAACGCAGATATGTCTGCGCGCGACGATAGAGGTCGGCAGACTGCTTTGCGAGGCAAAGGAGCTGGTGCCTTACGGCTCGTGGGGCGACTGGCTGCGCGACAATGTAGGGTACAGCCAATCAAACGCCAACAACCTTATGCGCATTTACCGCGAATACGGTACCGGCGCGCAGCTTGATATATTCGCCGAGGACCGTCTGTCGATCTTCGAGGGCATAACACCGACGCAGGCACTGGCGCTGACAGCGTTGCCCGAGCCGGAACGCCGTGAATTTGTCGCGACGCACGATATGGAAACAACATCGGTGCGCGACATACAGGCGGAGATCAAGGCGCGGCATGAAGCCGAAGAACGCGCCAAGGCTGCCGAAGAACGTGCGGCGCTTGCCGAAAAGCTTATTGACGGTGCGAAAGCCGAAGGAAAAGAAGCCCGTGCGGAGCTTGCAAAATATCGGACCGAGGAAGAAAAGCGGATCGAGGATATCAAAGCATCTGCGGCTCAAAATGCCGCCAATGAGACAAAAGCGGCTTTTGAAGCCGAAAAAATACGTCTGAAAAACGAGCTTGATAAGAAATACAAGCAGAAGCTCGATGCCGCCGACAAAAAGCACGCCGACGAAATGCGGCAGGCTAAAGCCGCAAACGACAAAATTGCAGCCGAACGCGACGGGATGCGCGAAAAACTTGGTGCCGAGCTGCGCGCGGAAATAGACAAAGAGTATGCGGTGCGGCTGTCAGAGCTTGAGAAAGCAGCGGCGGCGGCTGAAAAACGCGCCGCGACCGCCGCAAATGCCGATATACAAAAATTTTCGGTGCTTTTTGGGCAATGGCAGGAAGCGTATAATCAGATGTGCGGGATCATCAAAAAAATGCACGATGAAGGCAATGCCGAGGGCGCGGAAAAACTCGAGAAAGTACTCAAGGCAATAGTCGGGAAGTGGGGCGCGTGATGGGATCGACAAGGCTTACGCGCAGCGGCACAGAGTTGTGTGCGACCTGCCGGGCGCATGACCGGTGCGAGGTCGAGCGGCGCGCGAATAACACTCCGAAATGCCGCGAAGCACAGATATACGAGCGACTTGCGGCATATGAGGACACGGGGCTGACGCCGGAAATGATACAGCAGATGAAACTTGCACAGGCGGGCAAAGCACTGGCGCGTGTCACTGAGATAAATGACGTGCCTGACTCCCGCATCGCCGCCCTTGCCGGTGCCGACAAAGACGGTCGCGTGGTTATCCTTCCGTGTCATGTCGGAGATATTGTATATGATATTGAAGACGGGACACCCTACGCCACGCGGGTTGTGAGCTTTGTAATGTTTAAAGATGGCAGCGTGTCGTGCAAAACGGTGTCCTCATTCCCGGACATTGAGAGCTTTGGAACACGTATATTCCTGACGCTTGCTGATGCCGAAGAAGCACTTGCAAAGGAGAAATAATAATGCCCAAATACATTGACGCAGATGAATTGCTAAAGGAAGAAATCGAAGCATACATGAACGCACAGACCAAAATCACCGCCGTTGAAGCATACCTTCTGAATCACCTCATCCATGCAAAAATACAACAGCTTTTGTGCGACGCTCCCGCCGCCGATGTGCAGGAGATCAGGCACGGATACTGGATTCCTTCGCCGGATGGCATAAATCCGATCAGGTGTAGCGAATGTAATATGCCCGCACCGTTTATAGCGGGAGAAAATGAGTTTGGCGACTTTGAGATTCGTCGATATCCGTCAAGTTATTGCCACGAATGCGGTGCAAAAATGGATGGAACCAATGAAAATCAAGCTGTGAAATGAGGTTGAGCAATGAAATCCGAGTGGTGCAAGATCGCGATCAACAGGCAAAATATCATTGCCGATACGGGCAAGGCGGTACTTATCGCCTTGCCTCACAAAAGCAAATATCGCGGATATGCTTTCTGGCACCCGGCGAAGTTAGTCCGGGAGAATTGGTGCTCGAACAAGATGTCTTTCAGCTGTACGTCAGAGTTTTCGTTCCGGCTGAAAAAATATGTGGTGTGCGGATATATCGAAGATGAGCAGGATGACCTCACCGTCTCATATGACGACATTAATGAGGCATTCAGCTTTTTGGACGGTTCGGACGATTTTCGGGCGCCGGAAATATACACTCCGGCGCCGTTGGAGCCGGAGCACGCGGAAGCAGACGAAAGTCTGATCGACAATGAACAGTAAAGAGCAAGCAGCGGCGTTTGAAAAGCTTTCCCGGCTGAAAGTCGGTGCGTTATTTATGGCGATGGGGACGGGCAAGACCAAGGTTGCGCTCGATCTCATAAGCTCAAAAATACATAAGGTAGACTCTGTGATCTGGATATGTCCGTGCTCGCTTAAGGACGAGATTGAGGCGGAGCGACAAAAGTGGCACCCGGAGCTTGAGCTTGATATTGTCGGATGCGAGAGCATCGGCAGCAGCGACCGGACATATCTCGCGCTGCTCGATAAGGTCAGGGGCAGTAAGACGTTTATCGTGGTCGATGAGAGTCTTAAAATCAAAAACCGCAACGCCCAAAGGACACAGCGCATTATCGGGCTCGGCGAAAATGCGGAGTACAAGCTCATCCTCAACGGGACGCCGATCTCAAAAAGCTACTGCGACCTGTGGGCGCAGATGGAATTTCTGTCGCCCAAGATCCTCGGGATGAGCTATTCGCGGTTTTACAACACTTATTGTGAGTATTACACGCGCGGCAAAAACAAGGGCAGGATCCGCAGGTTCGTCAATATCCCGCATCTGATCGACAAGATATCCCCGTATGTATTTGAAGCGCAGCTCGATATCGAGACAACGAAGATCTTTGAGACCGTCAACTATGCGACGGATCTTGAAATGTATGAACGGTACAAGGAAGAGCTGTTTGATGTTTATTTCGACGAATGCCGGGACGACCTGAATTTTAATGCTTTTGCGATGAAGCTGCAAAAGTACTACACGGAAAATTCGGACCGCGAGAGGGTGATATCTGAGCTGATCGACCGGATAAACGACAGGGTGATAGTATTTGTGCGGTTTGTGGTGAGCATCCCGGCGGATGCGCACCGGATCACCGGCGCGGAAAAAGCATGGCAGCGGAAAGAGACCATTGAGAGCTTCAGACGCGGTGAGTTTAAGGTGCTGTATATCACATACGGGTGCGGCGCCTTCGGGCTCAATTTGCAATTTTGCAAAAACATGATATTTGCCGAGCACACATGGGATTATGCGGTGCGCGAGCAAGCCGAGGCGCGGATCTACCGCATGGGTCAGGGCGACAGGGTCACCTATTACGACATGATATGCACCGATGTCGGGCTCGAGACGCTGATATTTAATTGCATCTCTCGCAAGGGCGATATGCTTAAAACAGTGAAGGAAGAAATAAAGAAATGCAAGGGAGGAGCTAAAGAGTGGGTAAAACGTATCTGAGCAAAAGCGTATATACCGCCGCGATCGAGCGGGTGGCATACTTATTCAAGGAGTTTGATAACGTTCTCGTGGCTTTCTCAGGCGGCAAGGACAGTGCGGTGTGTCTCAATATATGCTATGACTATGCCCGCGAAAACGGATTGCTTGACAAATTGGCAATGTATCACCTCGACTACGAAGCTCAGTACGAAATGACGACCGAATTTGTTGCCCGGACATTCCGGGGCTTCGACGGCATTCGCAAGTTTTGGCTTTGTTTGCCTATTGCGGCAAGCTGCGGGTGCACAATGGATGGCGGCACATGGATACCGTGGGAGCAGGCGCAGCGCCAAATATGGGCGCGGGAATACCCCGAAAGTCCATATCTTATAAATGCCGACAATGCACCTTTTGAGGTGATCGTGGGCGAAAAAGATTATGACTTTCAGGATCGCTTCGACCTATGGTTTTCAAGTCGATACGGAAAAACAGCGGTTGTTATAGGAATAAGAGCAGCCGAAAGTCTGAATCGGTACAGAGCGATCAAAAGTGCCAACAAGGTAAATGCATATAAGCGGCGAAATTACATTTTGACTCAGGGCCCCAAAACTGCAAAGGCGTATCCGATATATGATTGGGAAACATCCGATGTGTGGATCTACAATGCCAAATTCGGCAAAACGTATAACCGCTTATATGATCTGTATTATCAAGCGGGGCTGAGCATTGACGAAATGCGTGTAGCAAATCCATTTCACAGTTGCGGCACGAATGCTCTGAAGCTATACAGAGTAATAGAGCCGCAGACGTGGGGAAAGCTGCTGTCACGGGTAAACGGAGTGAATTTCGCCGGTATATATGGCGGCACGACCGCCATGGGGTGGAAGTCAATTACACTGCCCAAGGGGCACACATGGAAAAGCTACTGCGAATTTTTGCTTTTGACATTGGACGAAAAAACACGCGCGCACTATCAAAGCATATTTGATACATCAATACGGTTCTGGCGCGAAAAAGGCGGTGCGCTATCCGATGAGACGATTTCAGAATTGAACGGAGCCGGAAAAATAAGTTCGCCGAATAACTATTCCGACAAAAAAACGGTTACTTTCGAGGAATACCCTGATGATCTTGACGTGACAAACTTCCGTGAAGTACCGACGTACAAACGAATGTGTGTGTGCATTCTGAAAAACGATTATTTTTGTAAGTACATGGGATTCGCGCAAACCAAGCAAGAGCAAGAAAAGCGTCGGCGCGCCCTCGAAAAATATAAAAATCTATGAGGTGGGATATGTTTCAAAGTCCTGTTTACAACGTGATAAGAGTGCCTGTTGAAAAAATACAAGCAAATGCGTATAACCCCAACAGTGTAGCGCCGCCCGAAATGAAGCTGCTGTATCAATCAATCAAAGAAGACGGCTACACAATGCCGATCGTATGCTACTACCTCAAGGACGAAGACAGATATGAGATCGTTGACGGATTTCACCGCTATCGAACACTGCTTGAGCACAAGGATATATATGAACGCGAGGGTGGATGTCTGCCGGTCGTAGTAATCGACAAGGACATATCAAACCGCATGGCAAGCACTATCAGACACAATCGAGCGAGAGGGAGTCACAGCATCGATTTAATGGTCAACATCGTTGCAGAGCTTACCGAAAGCGGGATGTCGGATGCGTGGATCATGAAAAACATCGGCATGGATGCCAACGAGCTTTTGCGTCTCAAACAAATAAGCGGGCTCGCGGCATTGTTCAAGGACAAAGAATTCTCAAGCAGTTGGAAATGATCATGAACATAAATACAAACAAAATTCAGGAACGCACACCGGAGGTGAGCTTCCGGATCGCGGCGGATGGCGGCGGGAAAATAGTGATCCTTAATCTATACGTAGACGGGCACTATGCCGGCGAATGCACGGCATACCGCGAGGCGGGCAACCGCAACAGGCTGCACGTTTACCCGCGACGGATCCTTTTCCCCTATTCGCGGATGAATCTCAACCTGCGTCGGGCGGTCTGGTATTTTAATATCCCGCCGGAGAAGCCGACGGGATAAAGGAGGATAATAATATGCAATTCAAAAAAATTATTTCGCTTTGCAAGAAAGCAAAGAAGATCATCATGGTGGACAGCGCCGCCGGGCAGTGGATCGGCGACGGACAAGCTTATTTTTGTCTCGCGGGCTTCCCGGAGATGTCGCCCGAAGAAATAGTCAAGATATTCGATATTCAGAAAGAAGAACAATCGAAGTTTGCGATATTAGATCGGGACGATAACACGGCAAGGCTGAATTTTCAGGATAACGGCGTTGCGGAATACGATGTCACCGTATCGCAGCACCCGTTTGTTTGCGCAAACGGAGAATATATCCCCGCTATGATCGATGGGCGGATGTACCTTATTGACGCCAAATATACGGCGGTGCTGAGCGGCTGCACATTATTCGCACGGCGCTCGCCGGACGGCGGTATCTACATAGCCGCAAGGCATGGGATATTCCTGGAGGCGCTGATATTCCCTTCTGCCGATCCTTCATTTGCGTTTGAAAAATGGATCGACGCGATGCACGCGGCGATCCACGGAAAATAAAAAAGAAAAGCCTGCGACCGCCGGAACGGTCGCAGGCAACGCCGAAAGGAAATGCGATGTTATGGACAACTACATATATAAGTATATCATACATTCCGTCGGCAGTCAATTAAAAAGCCCGTAAGTATCTACCCATAATCGAAAAATGAATATGCCCGGAGAGGGCTTTCCGGGCTTGTAATGGGTATTATCTTTTCGACGTTAGATCATAAACAAAAGGCGGAATAAAGGAATGGAAAAGTACACGGAAAAATATGCGGCAGAGCAGCGCCCCGTCCCTACGACGGGCAATGCCGCCGCTGTGGGAATATCAGTCCCGTCCCGTCAGTCCTTCGGGGAAATCTGGGGGAGTGTCCGGGCACAGGTGGAGTTTGACTGCTTTGCCCCTGCGGAGCGCGCCGAAGCGGATGCGCTTTGCCGGATCATCACCGAGATGCTTTTGCTGGGCGGCAACGGCACGTTCCGTATTGCCGGCGACGAGATCCCAGCCGACGCGGTGAGGGATATATTTGCATCGCTGACGCATGAGCACCTGGTTTTTGTGCTCGATAATCTCAGACGCGGTGCGGTCCAGATCAAAAGCAAAAAAGCATACCTTCGGGCGTGCCTGTATAATTCGTTTTTTGAGCTTGAGGAGCAGTACGCTAATTTTGCACGCGTGGCTCTCGGCGGGGGTAAGTGATGGCGGGATTTGTGCGCGAAAATACGATATACTGCGGCGACCGCATCAAAGAGGTCGGGATCATCAATTACACCGACGGCAGGCTCAAGTATAACCGCTCCGGACGTCGCCGCAAAAAAACAAATGTCAGCGCGCCGAAGCAGCAAAACCTCAACGACAAAAATGCGCGTGATTATCTGCGGCAGTTGCTCGCAACGAATTTCTCCGACCCCGGCAGTGGGTATCACGTAACACTTACATATGACCGCGATTCCCTGCCCGGCGATCCGGACGAGGCGGATAAAATTGCGGAGCTCTATCTGCGCCGCCTGAAGAGCGAGTACAAGCGCCGCGGCGCCGAGCTGAAATATATCATGATCACGTCGTACAATTACAGCCGCAAAACGGGCGAACTTGTCCGACTGCATCACCATATTGTGCTTTCGTCCGGTATCGACCGACTGTATATCAAAAACCAATGGCGCAAGCCGCTGCAAAAGGGCGAGGATTACAGGCAATACCCGCACTTCGTCAAATACGGCATTCGCCGCGGCGAGAGATACGGCATCTGCAACTGTGACGAGCTCGAGCCGGATGACTCCGGGCTTGGCGGGCTTGCCGAATATCTAAAAAACCAACCGCGCGAGGCGGCAAAGCGGCGGTGGCGCAGCAGCCAAAATCTGCGCAAGCCGCAGCGCGTCCCGCCGAATGACGATAAGTACAGTCGGCGTCAGATCGAGAAAATATGCAAAAGCCCGTTTGATGTGGAGTTCTGGGAGCGGAAATATCCGGGATGGACGGTTGCGCGTCCGCACGACTGCAACTACGAGGCAAAATACAACGATTTTACGGGATGGTCAATTTATCTGCGGCTTGTGAAAAAGCCGAAAAAAGGAGGTGGAAACGGTGAGTAAAAAAATCATGACCTTTACGGTCGAGCTCTTGCACAATGTCGGTGATCGGGTAGTTGTTGCCGAAAAAGGTACACACGGTCAGTGGCGCAAGGCAACTGTCACGGATGTGATGGTGTCATATCGCGTTGCAACAAATTCGTTCGTCGCGCTGTATCAGCTCAATGGAGGAAAGTATGTCAGACTTGAAAAGTAATATAGAAAATGTTACCGAGGGTATGCGCGGCGTAATACAGGCTTGTAATGATGCTGTCCGGAAATTACGGGAGTTGTTTGAAACAATCTGCGAGCAATTAGACGTGGTAGCAAAATTCGAATATCGATCATGGGATGAGATCCACGATTATGACAATAATCCACCGGAAAGCCTCGGCGTTCCTTGGCCGCGTGTACCGTCGTCGCGTCGTGTGACAAAATGGCGAACCAGCAAATACAGCAGGTCTTAGCTGACAAAAAACAAGCATGGGGGACAGGTCTATGTCAAAAGAAAAAAACGGCGAAATGACGATAAAAAAATGCATAGCACTGCTCGAAAAATACGACGAAATGCGCCGCTTTGTCGCGCGCGTCGAAAAGATGCCGCAGGAAGGTGCTGCCGGGGTACTGGCTGATATCGTAAAATCAGCCCAAAACACAAAAACGGTGCTGGATCTGATAGACGGCGCGGTCGCCGAGATCGGCGCGGCAGCAGCAGCCGAAAAAATCGAGTACAAATACAAGGCTTTCAAATGGCACTACTTCGACGGCATCACATATGACGAAATTTGCGACCGTCTGAACTGCGGGCAGAATTCTCCGGCACGCTGGTGCCGGGAGATCGCGCAAATCATGGCGGTGAAGCTTTTCGGCGTCGATGGGGTCTAACGTGCATTTTGGGCGACTACGCGCACGATAAACATCTCGAAACGTAAAAAAGCGGTGAAAACATGGTGGAAAAGCGCGTATTACCTCGGTGTGGTGTTTGTATGCCAAATATAGTAACATAACCATGCGGGCGTAAGACCTCGGCGGGTAGATTCGCTCGTGTGGCTTCCTTCCTGCCCTGCTCCCCTGTGGTAGGGGGGCAGTGGGAGGGAAAACAGGATGCTGCTGAAAAAATGCCGATGCGGACGATTGATACCGCAGAAAAAAACAATGTGTGATGAATGCGCGGCACATGACAAAGCGCGTCACACACAATACAATCACGCGGTGCGCGATCGAAAAGCGGCAGCGTTTTACACATCGTGCGCCTGGCGTATGTGTCGCGCGTCTGCGCTCGCACACTATGGCAACTTAGATATTTATGATTTATTTATTAATCACCGAATCACGATAGCGGAGCACGTTCACCATATCGTCGAGATAGATGACGACTGGTCGCTGCGTTTTTGCAGCGATAACCTGATACCGCTGTCACATGCAAATCACAGCATGATATCACAGCTTTACAAGCGCGATGCAGCAACCAAGGCTAAAACACAACAGATGCTGCGCGGACTCATTGCAAGGTGGGACGGCGGCGAAAGGCTCCGAACTCCTGGGGGAGGGGGTGTCTAAAAGTTTCGCGCATTTCTCCCCAGTCGCTCGCCCCCCGCTGTGTGGAGAAAAATCCCCACGGGATGCGGTGCGGGCGCGGGTGCGGGCGCGGATGCGGGCGCGGGTGCGGGCGCGGATGCGGGCGCGGGTGCGGGCGCGCGGGCGAGGTGCCGGGTTCCGAGTTGGTCCCAAGACGGGTACACGCGGGCGGGGCGGACAATGCGAGTTATAAGCAAGTTGCACGCAAGTTATAAGCAAGTTGCACGCAAGTTGCACGCAAGTTGCACGCGAGTTATAAGCAAGTATCCCGGCGCCGGCGTGCGCGAGGGACGGACCATTTTCGTGAGGTCGCGAAAATGATATGGTGAGGCGTCGGCGGATCCGTTTGTTATCCGGAAGCGGCGCGGCGTTATCGGTCGGGCTGCTTTTGTTATCGGACGCCTATACAGCGTTGCCGGAAGGACTGTTTTTGTCATCCGACGCGGGCGGGGCGACGGCAAAAATCAAAGAATCGCAAGCGATTATGAATCTGCGGGAAGGAGAGGGATATGTCCGGGAAAAGGCAACCGACTGCCGTTGTGGTAGCCAAGGGGAAAAAGCATTTTACGAAAGCCGAGATCGCGGCGCGGGAGAATGCCGAGGTATCGGCAGCGACCGACAACATCGTGCCGCCGGCGTATCTTTCGGCAAAGCAGAAAAGGACATTTCGCGAGATCTCTGCCGAGCTGCTTGAGGTCGGTCTGATATCTAACCTCGACTGTGACGCGCTCGCGCGGCTGATAATCGCGCAGGACCATTACCGCGAGGTGACGCGGCAGCTGAAGAAGACGCCGCTGATGCTCAAGGCATGGCGCGAGACCGGACGGCGCGACGCCGAGGGCAAGCCGGAGACCGAGGAGCATGAGATCGTGAACCAGGCACATTATGACCTTGCCAACCTGCAGCAGAAGTTTTTTACCGAATGCCGGCAGGGGGCATCCGATTTCGGGCTTACGGTATCGTCACGCTGCCGTCTCGTGATACCGCACGCCGAGGAAAAGAAAAGCAACAAATTCATTGACGGCTTCCTCCGCGGAGACGATATCGACAGCGGAGAGGGATACGGCGCGTAATGGGCGAGGATCGCCGCTACGACTACGAAAAATACAGTGAGGTAAGAGCACCGCTTACAACGCCTTACATCAACCGCGCGACAAAATACGCGCTTGACGTTGCGAACGGCAAGACGGTAGCGGGGCGGCTCGTGGTACTCGCGGCGCGGCGGCACCTTGACGATATAGACCGCGTCCGCGATCCGGAGAGCGGATTCCCGTATTATTTCGATTGCCGCGAGGCTGACAGGATCATTCGCTTTGCCGAGACGTTGACGCTTGCCGAAGGGGACAGACCGCGTCCTCTGCGGCTATATCCTTTTCAGGCGTTCATCCTCGGCAGCCTTAACGGATGGCGGAAAAAGAGCAACCGTGCACGACGCTACCGCACGTCTTACGTGCAGCTCGGGCGCCAGAACGGCAAGAGCCTGCTGAACGGCATACTTGCCGCATACTACGGCAATTTTGACGGATACAGGTACCCGCAGATCTATTGCACGGCGACACAGCGCGATCAGGCACTTATCGTCTACAAGGAGATCACAAAGTTCGTGCGGTCGGACGCTGATCTTGACGAGTGCTTCCGCATCCACGAACACAACAGCACCATCGACTGCCGTCTGACGCACGGGATAATACGCGCGCTGTCGGGCGACACGAAGCGCATAGACGGTTTTCGCCCGTACCTCGGGATCGTTGACGAATATCACGCGCATAAAACCGACCAGATGTACAAGCTGCTCGAGGGCGGCATGAAGCAGATGCCGTCGGCGCTGATATCGGTGATAACCACGGCGGGCTTTGACCTGAACTCGCCCTGCCGCGAGCTTTACGAGATATGCCGCAACATCCTTGCGGGGCTGTTTGAAAACGACACGCAGTTTGTTTACATCGCGGAGCTTGACACCGAGGACGATATCTGGGATCCGCGCAACTGGGTGAAAGCCAACCCGGCGCTTGAGTACAACCCGGATGCCGTCGAAAACCTGAAGCCGATCGCGGCGACCGCGAAGGAGATGGGCGGGAACACCCTGCGCGACTTCCTGGTGAAGCAGTTAAACTCGTGGCTGCAGCTGACCGACAACATCTACATCAAGGATGCCGACGGCTTCAAAAAGTTGGGCGAACGCCGCCGCGGGCTCGATGCCTTCCGCGGCAGCCGTGCGTATGCCGGGCTTGACCTGTCCTCCGGCGGAGACCTTACGTCGATCGCGCTTGTGATTCCCTTTTGGGAGGACGGCGTGAAAAAGTATTATGTGTGGTCGCAGTCCTTTATGCCGGCACGGCGTATGGACGAACACATAATGACCGACCGTGCGCCGTATGACCTGTGGCGGCGCGACGGGCTTATCACAGTTACCGAGACAATGGGCGGCATAAAGACCGATTACAAATACATCCTTGCGTGTCTTTTTGACATCGTGAAAGAATTTGATATCCGCATCGAATGCATAGCATACGACCCTCACAACGCATCCGCCTTTTTGCAGGACCTTGAGGACGCCGGGTACAACTCGGTATCTGTCGTGCAGTCGGCGCGCAGTCTCAACGACGCAACGTGCGATTTTGAGCTTGAAGCGAAAGCCGGAAACGTGGAATACGACGGCGGAAACGCGCTGCTCGTGTGGTCGTTTCTGAACGCTGTGACAGTATCCAATTCCTTCGGCGAGAAGAAGCTTGACAAGGATCTGCGCACGAAGCGCATAGATCCGTGCGACGCGGTCATAGATGCCTGGACGATGGCGATGCGCGGCGAGGAAACGATAGATATCAACGCCGCCGTCGAAGAATGGCTTAAAGTTTACGGAGAATGAGAAAGGCTTATTATGGGCAAAAAACGATTTTTTGATTTTATACGCCGTGAAGACGATGCGCCGCCGGGCGGGTATGACGCGCTTGAGACCAAGACGGAGACCGCGACCGTATCGCGTGACACGGCATGGCTTGACGACCCCGACATTGCCGAGTGGCTGGGGCTGCGGCAGAAGCAGCACGAGCCGCTGACGGAGGTGACGTATCTTACGTGCCTAAAAATGCTGTCGGAGACGGTGGCAAAGATGCCGATAAAGGGCTATGAGGAGCGCGACGGCGCGCTTTGCGAGCTTTCGGCGGCGGACGACAGGATGCTTTATCTGCTGAAAAAGCGACCGAACCCCTATATGACGCCGGCGGTGTTCTGGAATGCCGTCGAGCTGAACCGCAACCATTACGGGAACGGGTATTTTTGGATCCAGAAGCGTTTTAAACGCCAAAAATACGGCGGTGATCTTGATATTGCGGGGCTGTGGCTGATGCCGTCGGACAGCGTGTCGGTGCTTATCGACAATGCGGGCATTTTCGGCGGCAAGGGGCGCATCTGGTACCGATATACCGACCGCTACGGCGGCGAGGAGCGCATTTTCGACTCGGACGAGGTGTTCCATGTGCGCACGTCGCTGTCATTTGACGGCATTACGGGCGCGCCGGTGCGGGCGATGCTTGCCGATATGATAGACGGACGCCAGGCAGCGCAGGATTGCGCGGCGCGGCTGTATGAAAACGGTCTGACCGCGAAGGCGGTGCTTGAGTACACCGGCGAGCTCTCGCCGGCGAATCAGGAAAAGCTGCGCCGGACCTTTGAGAAATTCGGCGCGGGCGCGAAAAACATGGGGCGCGTGCTGCCTGTGCCGCTCGGCATGAAGCTGACGCCGCTGAACATATCGCTTGCCGACGCGCAGTACGGCGAGATGCAGAAATACACGGCGCTGCAGCTCGCGGCGGCGCTGGGGATAAAGCCGAATCAGCTGAACGATTACGAAAAATCAAGCTATGCCAACAGCGAGATGCAGCAGCTTAGCTTTCTTGTCGAGACGGTGCTGTTCATTATCAAGCAGTACGAGGACGAGCTTAATTACAAGTGCGTTTCGGCCGAGGGCGCGGCGCGCGGACGCTATTACAAGTTCAACGAAAAGGCGCTTCTGCGCACCGACTCAAAAAGTCAGATGGAGATCTTCGCGAGCGGCGTGAACAACGGCATTTACAAGCCGAACGAGGCGCGCCTGAAGCTTGATATGTCTCCCGAACCCGCGGGCGACCGCCTGATCGTGAACGGCAACTACATACCGCTTGACGATGTTGGCAAGCAATGGACGGGCGCGGGCGCTGCTGCCCTGCCCGATGACGACGCAGCCGGAGAGGACGGCGAGAGCGCGGAAGAAGAAAGCGAGGAACCGAAAAAGGATGAAAACATTTGATTTTACGCGGCGCGATGAGAGCGGCGAGATACGGAATGTAGGACGCATGACCTTTCGCGCGGCGGCGGGCAACGCGCCGGCAAAGCTTGAATTTTACGGCGACATAGTATCAGCCGACTGGGCGTGCTGGGGAGATTCGGACGCCTGCCCGACCGGCATCAGCGATATCCTTGCGGGCATCGACAACGACGCGCCGCTTGACGTTTATTTCAACTCGGGCGGTGGTGACGTATACGCCGGCATTGCGATATACAACCTGCTCATGCGTCACACCGGCGCAAAGCACGGATATGTTGACGGCATGTGCGCGTCTATCGCTTCGGTGATCCTGATGGCGTGCGATGACATTACGGTCAACGCGGGCGCGGAGATCATGATACACAACCCGTGGACATTTGCCGTGGGCAATGCCGCCGAGCTGCGCGGCGTCGCAGACCGTCTTGACGGCGTGCGCGACCGGATGGTCGATATCTACGAGGGACGTGCCGCCGAGGGAGTGAGCCGAGAGGACATTGCGGCAAAGATGGACGCCGAAACATGGCTTGACGGCAAGGCTGCCGCCGAGGTGTTTGCCAACGTATGTGCCGGCACGGCACGCATGGCAGCGCTTGCAGCGAGCGCTTATTACGCGCATTACCGCAATGCGCCGTCGGAGGTGACGCGCACCGGAGCAGCCCCCGCGGGCAACCCCGGAGAGGGTGACGGAGACGAGATGCGCGCAATAATCGGGGATCTGTACCTGTACGGCAGCACCCCGTAAACAACCTATACAGCGCGGGGCGCCGAGGTGCCGCCCCTTACTGGATATAAAACAATCAAAGACAAGGAGAAAAGAATGAACAAAGAACTTGAAAAGCTGCTTATGCGGCTGAACGCCAAAAAAGCGGAAGTACGCGAGAAAGCCGAGGGCGGCGATCTCGAAGAAGCAAAAAAGGCAAAAGCGGAGCTTGCCGACCTGCAGGCACGCTTTGATATGCTTTCGGAGCTTGACGACGATGCCGCCGAAGGTGCCGCGAACGGCGGTGCACAGGATGCCGGAAACGGCGCAGGCGAAAAGCCGAAGAAAAGCATAATCGCCGCATTCGGTGACATACTGCGCGCTAGCGCAAGACGCGTCGCGCCTGCCGCCGAGGACCTTGCGGTCTATGCGCAGGTCACCAACATGACCGAGGGCGTGGACGCCGACGGCGGCTACACCGTGCCGCAGGATGTGCGCACCCAGATCAACGAGCTGCGCCGCGCCACCGACAACCTTGAGGAGCTTGTCAACGTCGAGCACGTCAAGACGCTCTCCGGCTCCCGCGTGATCGAGGTCGATGCCGAGAGCACACCCTTTGCGGATGTGGACGAGGGCGCCGATTTTGCTGACGAGCAGGGTCCGCAGCTCAAAAAGATCACCTACACCATCGTCAAGGTGGGCGGTATCTTTAAGGCGACAAAGGAGCTGCTTGCCGACACTGCGGAGAACATCGTCCGGCTGCTGAAAAAGTGGATCGCGAAGAAGCTGAACGCGACCCGCAACAAGAAGATCCTCGCCTGCATCGACGGCTTTGCCGAGACCGGCGCCATTGCCGTTGACGGCGTTGACAGCATCAAGGATGTTTTCAACGTGCAGCTCGACCCCGCGCTGACGCTCGGCTCGGTGATCCTGACCAACCAGGACGGCTTCAACTACCTCGACAAGCTGAAGAACGACAAGAAGGAGTACATACTTCAGCCCGATCCGACGCAGCCGACGAAGCGTCTGCTGTTCGGCAGATACCCCGTAAAGGTCGTATCCAACCGCACGCTCAAGACCACCGCGGTCACGACCGAAGTGGGCGAGCAGAAAACGCCGACGCACACCGCCGACAAGTACCCCTTCTATTTCGGCAATTTCGCCGAGGCTGTCACCCTTTTTGACCGTGACGTTGTGACCGTCGAGTCTTCGGACGTTGCGGGCAACCTGTGGGAAAAGGACCTTATCGGCTTTAAGGTGCGCGACCGCTTTGACGTCAAGTCGGTGGACGAAAAAGCCGTTATCAAGGGCTATTACACCAAGTCCCTCACCTGATAGGCGGTGCCGGGGATGGTCGATTTTGACATGATCCGTCAGTATTGCCGGATAGATTATGACGACGACAACGCGCTGCTTTGCCTGTTGTTTGACGTGGCGCAGCAGGAGCTTGCCGAGCTTATCCCCGGCTTTGACGCGGACAACATGACGCCGCGCCAGGAGCTTTTGTGCCTTGCGACCATCAAGGACCTGTACGACGAGCGCGACAAGTACGTAAGCAAGGATCAGGGCGGCGACCGTATGCGCCAGGCAGTACGCGCAATGCTTTTGCGCGAGCTGCTGGAGGGCACCGAATGACGCGCGGACGCATTGCCGTATACGAGATGGTCGAGACGCTTGCCGACGGCAGAGCACTGTATGAGCGTGCCGCAGAGCCGACATACAGCTGCTACGCCGACGTGCGCGATCTTTACGGCAAGGAGCTTTACGAGGCGCTCGAGCTGGGGCTTAAGAGCACCGCCGTGTTCCGCGTGCGGTACTGCCGCGCGGTAAAGTCGATATGCCGCGATCTCAAAAAATACGTCGCGGTATGGGACGGCGAGGAATACAACCTGTATGCACACGACTCCGGCGCGGCGGAATGCCGCTTTGTCGACCTGAAAGGCAGCAGACGCGAATGAGGTGCGACGTGAGGGTCGAGGGGCTTGATGACCTTGTAGACGCGATCGACAAGCTCGGCGGCGAGGCGGCATGCACGCGTATGCGCAAAAATGCGGGACGCAAACTTGCGAAGCGTGCGCGCGCGGAAATGAAAAAGCACGTCCCGGTATCGGGCGACAACGCAAGGTCCGGCACGCGCGGCAACCGCCCTGTACACGGGCACGCGCGGGACAACATACCCGCGACGGTGCGCACCAAGGACGGCGACACATACGTTGATGTGGGCTGGCGTGTTTCGGACAACTCGGAATATTTTTACATGAAATTTGTCGAGTGGGGCACGCACGGGACACATCCGCAGCCGGCAAAACGCTTTTTGGAGAAAACGCTTGACGCGCTCGGCGACGTGCCCGGTGAGATCGTAAAGGACGAGTGCATACTGACGCTGAAAGCGGCAGGTATCGACGTTGAGGAATGAGGTGGCGGAATGAGCGACGAAACGAATAACACCGCGGGCGGTTGGGATCCGATAGCCGACGCCGCCGCTGCCCTCGGCGCGATATCCGCGCGCGGGGTGCGCGTGCAGGAGGGGTGGTATCAAGCCGACCTGCGCAAGCTGCACGTCACGCTGTGGATGCTGGAGCACTCGCCGGAGGACGCAAGCGACGACGAGTGCGACGCCGAAACGGCACGGGTGCAGATAAACGTGTGGTCAGATCGCGACGAGAGCACGCTTATGCGCGAGATCATCACGCTGATGCGCGCTGCGGGCTGGGGCTGGGAGGAATCATTTACCGAGACAGACCCCGAAAACCGTCGACGGCTGCAAGCCGCGCGGTTCGAAAAAACAAAAAACCTGATATGAAAGAAAGGATATAAAAAATGCCAACGAATGAAAATGCACAGACCACTGTGCAGACAAGGCGCTGCGGTTTTCGCGATGTGTATCTTGCCAAGGTCACCGCAAACGATGCATCAACTTATACCGCCGGCACGCCCTTTAAGCTTGCACGTGCGGTATCGGGCAAGATATCGGACAAATATTCGACCGAAAAAATCTACTCGGACGACGGAGTAGAGGAGTCGGTGACAACGTATGAGGGCACGGACGTTGAGCTCGAGCTGCATGCACTCAAGCCGGACGAAAAATCAAACGTTTTCGGCTGGCTCGCGCAGAACGGGTATCTCGTTGCCGCGTCAGACCAGATCGCACCCGAGCTTGCGCTCGGCTTCCGCTCGAAGCGGACGAACGGCAAGTATGAATTTACATGGCTTTATGCCGGCAAATTCGGAGAGGGCTTTGAATCCGACTATCAGACCGAAGCCGACAAAAAGACCATGCAGACCGACACGATCAAGGGCGGATTTTACGCCCGCCAGAAGGACAACCGGATCCGCATACAGGTCGACGAAGGTCAGCTTGCAACGGCAGACACCGATGCGGCAGCAGCCATAAAAGCGTGGTTCGAGGCAGTGCAGGAGCTGCCCACAACGGGCGGATCGTAACCGGGAACGGTGACAAAAATTCAGGAGGAAGCAAAAAATGAATGCGTTTGTGAATGAAAAAAAACGCGTGGCGACCGTCACGCTCGGCGGCGAGGTCTGCACGATCCCGACCATAGATCAGGACACATATCTTGATTATCTCGGCGTGCGCGAGGAGGCGTTCGGCGAGCAGGCGGAGCGCGGTTATACCCGTGCGCAGTTTATTAAGATACGCGATACCGTGCGCCGCATTTACGGCGGCACAGTGAGCGACGAAGCCCTTAAGGCGGCAACGCCCGGGGAGACTATTGCCGCATTTGTCGCCGTTGAGGTGGCTGTTGCGGGCGAGACCGGAGACGCCGTGGAGGCTATCCGTACAAATTTTACCGCGGGCGCAGCGCAGCGCCCGATGTGACCTTTGACGCCGGAGACGGCACGGTGAGGGAAATATCCTATATCACCGTCGCCGCCTACCGGCGATATTGCGAGATAATGGCAAGGTCCGAGGGGCTGGGCAAGCGTGACGCCGCCGAGCTGATGGGCGGGATAATACCCGCCGTCATGCCCGGCGTGCCGCGCCGCCTTATCGGACGCGCCGACGCCGCCGAAGTGTGGCGGTGCATAAAATCGATACATTTTGTCATGCAGGATATCATCGCGCCGAAATTTTTGCAGCTGACGCCGGAGGCGGAGCCCGTTGAGTATGTCGGATCGGTATTTGACAAATACGACGAAGAAAACGGGTACAACGACATTCCGGGCGGCGATGTGAATGTGTGGGAGGCGATGATAGCGAACACGGATCAGCTCGTGCGCTTTGCGACAAAGGCGATGGGCGAATCATGGTCGTCGTGCATGGCTGCGGATATATGCGAACTTCTCGACTACGCGAAATTCGAGATCGGGGAGATAGGCAAGGAAGGAAAAAAATAAGAGCGACCCCGTAAGGGATCGCTCTCGGAGGGCATGATAATTTATCTGTCGGTGATGTGCAGCGTTTCTTTCAGCGCCTTTTGCAGCACTGCCGAAAAGCTGACGCCAGCACGTTCGGCTTCATAATCGAGCCATGAGGGGATAGTAACATTCTTTTTTACGGATCGCATATCGTTTTTTCTGCGATACTCCGAAAAATCAACGTCAACGAGCGTGGCAAAGCTATTCGCGGTCGTTTTAGCCTGAACATCTTTAAGTGATGAAGCTGCCGGCAGCTCTTCACCATCGTCTTCCATGTCGATGCCGATGATGCCAATCGCGTCACGTGCCATTTCAATTGCTTCCGTGATATCTTTACCCCCGGCGTTGATATTAAAATCCGGGATGTATGCAACAATGCTTTCCGCACATTGCTCCATGATTACGGGATATGCTCTTTTCATTTTTTGGGACCTCCTATATTGATATTTATATAAAATCCGCCGACGGCGGCGGGCTTATTTAAGCCCGCGCCGTTTGATGATTGATTTTGCAAGGTCTTCGTCTGTCTCGCGATGGCGAGGAATGCTTTCTCTTTCGCCTCCTTTAACGTAGATATCATGGTTTGCACCATGTCGTTTGAACTTCCAACCATTTTGCTCAAAGAGCTTGATAAGTTGTTTGGTTTTCATTGCCTGCCCTCCTTACACATATATTATACTCCTTTTATGCGTATTTGTCAAGTACTTTTGCGAAAAAAGTTGAAAAATTTTTTAGGAAAATAAAAAAATGGCTAAAAAAACAAACGTGCGGATCACATTTTCACTGAATTCGCAGGAATTTCAGGAACAGATGAAAGCCGCAAAGCGCGAATTGAATGAGATTGATGCGTCGTTTGCACTGGCAAAAGCCGAGGCAAAGGCTTTTGGCAAGCAGTCGGACGTGACGCGCGCGAGCATTGAAGGGCTGACAGCAAAGATCGCCGCGCAGAAGGACAAGATCGCGCTGACCGAAAAGGAATACCGCCGTCTCGGGGATGTGCTCGGCGACCTGAAAAAGGAAACGCCGGAGCTTAAAGAAAAGGTCGATGCCGCGACCGAGGCGTATGAAAAAAGCAAGAAAGAGCTCGGCGCGAACGCCGAAGCGACCAAGGAACTGAAGAAAAAACTCGACGAGGCAAATCAGTCTTACGCAGACAACGCCGACAACATAAAAAAGTGTATCGAAAAGCAGTCGAACATGAAGATATCGGTGGACAAGTCAAAGGCTGCGCTTGTCGATATGCAGGGCGAGGTCAAAAAGCTGAACGAGGAAATGGCGCGCGCGCCGTGGGACAAGTTTGCGTCGGGCTGTGAAAAGGTATCGGACGTTGTGGGCAAGATCGGGCGCGGGCTCTCGGTGGCGTCGGGCGCTGTCGTCGGGCTCGGCACGACATCGGCGAAGGCGGCGATAGACTACGAGACGGCATTTGCCGGAGTAAAAAAGACGGTGGATGCAACGCCGGAGCAGCTTGAGGATATATCGGACGGCATAAAAAACATGGCAAAGAACATCCCCGCGACGACTACCGAGATCGCGGGTGTTGCCGAAGCTGCCGGACAGCTCGGCATTGCCACGGACGATATACTTGATTTCTCGCGCGTGATGATCGACCTCGGCGTCTCGACAAACCTGTCGTCGGACGAGGCTGCATCGGCGCTCGCGAAATTTGCGAACGTGACGCAGATGGAGGCTAAGAACTACTCCAACCTCGGATCGGTCATCGTTTCGCTCGGCAACCATTTTGCGACGACCGAGGCGGATATCGTCAACATGGCGACGCGGCTTGCATCGACCGGCGAGATCGTAGGTCTGACGGAGCCGCAGATCATGGCAGTGTCAACGGCGCTGTCGTCGGTCGGCATCGAAGCCGAGGCGGGCGGCTCGGCGGTCGCCAAGCTGCTGAAAAAGATGGAGACATCGGTCTCTACATATGACCAATCCAAAAAGGTCATAGATCAGACCGGCAAGAGTCTGCGCGAGCTGCAAATGATGCAGAACCACAACGCCAAGGGCTTTAAGGCGCTGGCGGAAGAAGCCGGGCTGACATCGAACGAGCTGTCAAAGTATATGTCAAATGTCGCGGGGCTCGAGCAATTCGCGGCGGTCGCGGACAAGAGCGCCGACGAGTTTATCAACGCCTGGGGCAAGGACGCCGTTTCGGCGCTCGACCTGTTTATCACGGGGCTCGGCGACACCGAGCGCAACGGCAACAACGCAGTCGGCATATTGCAGGATATGGGGCTGACCGAGGTGCGCATGTCAAACGCGATACTTGCGCTGTCGTCGTCGGGCGGTATACTGACCAAAGCCGTTAACGATGCAAATACGGCATGGGCGGAAAACAATGCGCTGTCGAACGAGGCGGCGCAGCGTTACGGCACCACCGAAAGCCGTATACAGATAACGAAAAACCGCATCACCGACCTTATGCAGATGTTGGGCGAAAAGCTTTTGCCGACACTGCAGCAGGTGCTTGAAAAGGTGAACGCCCTTGCGGATCGCTTTTCGGGGCTGTCGTACGAACAGCAGAACACCATCATAAAGGTCGGCGCGGGTATTGCCGTTGCCGGTCCCGCGACGGTAGCGCTGTCAAAGGTCATCGGCGCTGTCGGATCGGTATCAAAGGTCATCGGTGCTGCCGCCGGCAAGATAGCAGGTGCGGGCGGGCTTACAAAGGCGCTCGGCGCCCTTGCGTCGCCTGCGGGTATTGCGGTCGCCGCGATAGCTGCCATTGCCGCAGGGCTGGCGATAGTCTACACCAAGAACGAAGGTGTGCGAAAAAGCATCAATACCGCCGTCGGGCACCTGCGGGACAGTGTGCAGCCGCTGCTTACGTTTTTTACGGACACGGTCTTGCCGAGGCTCAGATCCGCGTGGGACGGGCTGACGGAAAAGTTGAAGTCATTCGGCGGATTTTTGGAAGATGCTTTTGTGTCGGTATGGCAAGATATGCTGACGCCCGCCATCGAGTGGCTTGCGTCGACAGCGATACCGCGGTTGACGGGTGCCGTCGAAAACATCTGGAACAACGTGCTTGTGCCGCTCGCCGAATTTTTAGGTGGTGTTTTGGCGTCGATATGGCAAGATACGTTGGTGCCAACTATCGAATGGCTTGCAACGACGTTGATACCGCAGCTGACGGAAGCGATCACGAACATCTGGAACAACGTGCTTGTGCCGCTTGCCGGATTTTTGAAAGACGTTTTTGTGTCGGTATGGCAGGACATGCTTGCGCCGGCTATCGAATGGCTCGCAACGTCGGTGCTGCCGCAGCTGATGGAGGTCGTCAAAAATATCTGGAACAATGTGCTCGTCCCGTTGGCGGAGTTTGTAGGCAGTGTGCTTGAACCGGTGATAACGGTAATATCGGACCTGCTGTCGGTGCTGTGGGAGAATATCATTGTGCCGTTGGCACAGTGCATAGGCGAAGTTCTCGCTGCCGCATGGGACGGATTATGCGCGGTGTTGAATGAAAATGTTATCCCAAATATAAATAAAGCCATAGAAATCTGTCGGGCTTTATGGGACGACATACTGAAGCCGATAGTAGACTGGCTGTGGGAAAGATTGAAGCCGGTGCTTACAAAAATATTTGAATATATCAAAGCAGGGATTGGAACTATTAAGGACACACTTATCGGCTTGATACAGTTCATTACAGGCGTTCTCACGGGTGACTGGGAAAAGGCTTTGGGCGGATTGAAAAAGGTCGCAACATCATGGTGGGAAGGCATTAAAAAGATATTTATCGGGCTTCGGAATTTCCTTGAGGACATTGTCGAAAAAATCAAAGGCATATTCAAGTTTGAATGGAAGCTGCCGAAAATCAAACTGCCGCACTTTAAGGTCGAGTGGGACACCGAGGGCGCGCTTGCCAAAGCCGCGCAGTTTTTGGGGCTTGAGGGTATGCCGAAGATCGGCGTCGAGTGGTACCGCACGGGCGGCATCATGACCGAGCCTACGGCGTTCGGCATGGCAGGCGGCAAGCTGCTCGCGGGCGGCGAGGACGGTCCGGAGGCGATATTGCCGCTGTCGGAGTTTTACACGCGCCTTGCGGCTATACTCGACGACAAATTTACCAAGTGGGCGGAGCTGCACGACGCGCCGACGATAGTATATGTAACGCTTGACGGCGAGCTGATAGCCGTGAAAACGGCAAAGCGCGTCGAAAAGAACATAGTGCGCGAGTGGCAGCGGTCGCGGGCATAAAAAACAAAGAATCGCAAGCGCTTGCGAAAGCGGCGCTTGCGGAAGGCAGGAAACATGACGATCAACGGTGTTGATATATCAAAATACGGCGCAAAACAGTTGACGGTCGATATCGCAGCGCCGGACGAAGGGTGCAGCGCCGAATGGGCGGAGGGCTCTCCTCTGCCCCGCTGGCACAAGGTAAGGCAAAAGTTCGGCACGCTGCAGATCTCGGTGCTTTTTCGCGGTGCGGGGCGCGACGAGATATTGCGCAGTGCGGGCGACATGATCGCCCTGCTTGACGGCGAGAGCATTTTGCGGCTTGACGGATATGCGGGCGAGTTTGTGTGCTACTACACCGGCGGCGCCGAGCCGTCGAAGATCGCGCGCTGCGGGACGCGATACACCTTATCGCTGGAGTTTAAGTGCTACCGCCGGGACACGCCGCGCATATTGCGGTCGACCGACGGTGCGCCTGTAAGGATATTCGGCGCGGGATCCCGCACGTCCCCCGCCGAGGTAAGCATAACCGCCGCGACGGCGCTAACCGACGTTGTGATATCGGGATTTCCGGACGGGGATATCGGTATTTCCGGGATCGCAGCCGGGGAGACGGTCATAATCGACGGCGCTGCGGGCACGGTGACGTCGGACGGCGCGGATGTGTTTTCGCGGGTCGATCTGTGGGGCTTCCCGGTCATCCCTGCGGGGCGCGTGACAAATATTACGCTTTCGGCGGCGGAGAGTGCCGACGGCAAGACGGTCGGGGCGACAATGACGATCAAATACCGCCCGATGCTGCTGATATGACACGGAGGACACGATGATATTGCAATTGCGTGATGATATGGGCGCGCGGATAGGCGCGATATGCGCCGAGGATCCGCAGATCGTTTCGACGCTGTCGGACGGGCGCAAGACGCTGACCTTTCGGTACGCCAAGGGCGAGCCGTTTGCCAACCGCTTGCGGTGCGAGTACATTATCCGTACCGCTGACGACGAGTATCTGATAAAGGATTTTGACTCGACGGACGGAGACGCTGCGGTATCGGTCGGATGCCGGCTTAATCTCGATGCGCTCGAGGGCACGACGTGGGCGAAATTTAAGATCACGGCGGTACTGCCGGCGGCAGCCATGGCGGAGATATTGCACGGCACCGGGTGGTCCTGCGCGATACACGGCACGCCCGAGGGGCGGCAGACCGTGAAAAAGGACAGCCCATGTTCGGCGCTTGAGATGGTCGAGCGCGTATGCAAGCTGTGGGGGCTTGAGGTAAGATACGACACGATAAACAAGGTCGTGCATCTTTACACGCAGCGCGGGGACGATCACGGGCGGTATCTGAACGAGGCTTCGGGGTTGAAAAAGCTGACGGTGCAGCGGTCGTCGTATGATTTTTATACGCGCCTGGTGCCGGTGGGCAAGGACGGGCTTGAGATCGACAACGACGGCAAAAATTACGTCGAGGACCACACATACAGCGACAAGGTCAAGACCTACACATGGTCGGACGCGCGGTACACGCACGCCGAATCGCTTAAGGCGGGCGCGGAGCGCAAGCTTGCCGACATGTGCCGCCCGTATGAGGTATACGAGGTATCGGCGACAAAGCTGCCGGGGTGCGAACTCGGCGAGCCGATATTGCTGATATCCGCCGGAGAGGGAGTCAAGCGCAAGTTCCGCGTTTCGCAGATTACCGAACACCCTGACGCCGTATGGAACAACACCTGTCAGTTGGCGAACGTCACGAAAACGCTTGCGGACATCGAGGACGAAAACGACGAGAGGGTGACGGAAGAAGCCGCGGGGACGGCGCACGAAATGGACGAAGAGGTGCGCCGGGAAGCAAAGGACAGCGCCAAAACGCAGGAGGATCTGAGCACGATGATAGCGAACAGTCTGGGTGTTTACATGACGAAGGTGACGGGTGCGGACGGTGCGGTGATATATTATTTTCACGATGCGGAGACGCCCGAGGAGAGCAGCATCGTATACACATTCCGCGCGAACGGGTTCGCGTGGACGGACGATTATCAGGGGGATGACACCGACTGGCAATACGGTCTGACGCGCGACGGGAATCTGCTTATAAAGATGCTGACGGTGATAAAGATCACCGCCGATCAGATAGACGCAGCGGAGCTTAAGGTCAAAGCGGCGAATGTGACGGGTAAGCTGACGGCGAATCAGATATCCGTCAATGATCTGACCGTGGATATCGCAAATGTGACGGGCGAGCTGAATGTCGAGGGCGCGATGTACACCATTCCCAAGCTGTGCCACGCATTCAACGAGCACGTCAGTCTGATGGTCGATTGGAAAAGCACCACGACATCGGACATTACGCATTTGCAGGAAGTGGTCGGCAACAATTCCGGTCTCGGTCCGGGCGAGGAGTCGCATGAAGCACGCATCACGTCGCTTGAGGAACGCATCGCAAATCTGGAGGAGAATTTCAAAGGATGAAGATAACAAAGAAGATCACAGTTGACGTATCGCGGGAGAATCGGTTCGAGCCGATTCCCGCGAAGCAGTTAGACAATGGGTCGCGGTACCTTGAGATCGAGCTGCAAAGTGACGGCGAAGCGCTGACGGTACCGTCGGGCGCGACGGTGCTTGTCAATGCACGGCGGGACGACGGCGCGGCAAAATCCTTTGCGGGCACGGTGGGCACCGGCGGCAAGATAACGGTACCGCTTACGTCGTGGATGCTTGAGCTTGACGGCATGGTGCGCTGCGACGTATCGGTCGTTGTAGGCGACGAAAAACTGACGTCGCTTGCGTTTTGGGTGCGCGCGCAGCGTGCGGCGAACGGCAACGACGAGATAAGCGCCGACGAAAATTACGATGTGCTCGTCGGGCTTATAAACAAATGCAATGCGGCGCTTGTCGATGCGCCCTACATAGGCGACAACGGCAACTGGTACACGGGAGGCACCGACAGCGGCAAGCCCTCGCGGGGCGTGCAGGGTCCCAAAGGCGACCCTTACGGCGACGATTATGTGCTTGAGCAGGGCACTTCGGGCATATGGTACTACCGCAAATGGGCATCCGGTCGCGCGGAGTGCTGGGGCACGATCGAGTGTACCGGTGTGACGGCGACAAGCACGTGGGGCAACGCGTATGAAAGCACGACGGAATACGGCAATGTGGATTATCCCTTCACGTTCGCGGAGCTTCCGGTGCAGCAGCTCCACGTAGGCGATTCGGGCGCGGCGTTTTTCGTTGAGACACAGCTCAACAATCAGCGGCACACGAAATCCAACACGGGCAAATGGTATTTTTGGCGCCCTGCCGAGATGATGAGCGAGGTCAACGTCAACGTCGATGTATACGTTATGGGCAAGCTGACGAACGATGCGCAATTGTCGCTTACCGACGGCACGGAGGTGAGCTATTAATGGCGAAAAAGCTATACGAAGAGTCGACGATACAGGCGATAGCCGACGCGATACGCGCCAAAAACGGCAGCGATGCGACGTACAAGCCCGCCGAAATGCCCGCGGCGATAGCGGCTATATCGGGGTCGGGCAGTGCCGTTGCCGAGAACATCACGTGGCACCAATGCCCCGAAGCTGTGCGCAATTATCTCGCGGGTGTAACCTACGATCCGACAGACTACACTGTGTCGCACATAGCAACATACGCGCCCGCGACAGCGGTGCAAAGCAACACAAAGCCCGTCGGCAAGACCGTTGACGGCGTGACGTATTACAACGGCGTGCCCGGTATAGCTGCACCCTTTGCATCGACCAACAAGGCGGGGACGGTCAAACCGCTTGATGCGCTGAGATGGATAAATACGACGACCGATAACGTCCGTGATATCGGCGGGTGGGCTTGCGACGGCGGTACTGTCAAGTATGGGATGCTGTTTCGCGGCGGCGAAGCACAGGCGGCAGACAAAGACCTGATGGCAAACAAAATCGGCGTAAAGACAGAGTTGCAGTTGCGCGGGAAAACGGAGTCTCCTCAAAAGTACTCGCTTTGGGGCATCGAATGGTTTTGCGCCGATGATTACAACTGGTACTCGCTGACCAACACGGACGCGTGGAAATACAATCTCGGAGTTGTGTTTGACTCCGTGACCAAAAACAAACCCGTGTATTTTCATTGTTCGGCGGGAGCTGACCGAACGGGAACGCTCGCGTGTATACTCGAAGCGCTCCTCGGTGTATCGCAAAGCGATATTGATAAGGACTATGAGCTTACCTGTTTTTACAGCGGCACCGGCACAGACGCGACCGCACGCAGAAGGAACGAGAGCGACTGGCAAGGGCTGATTAATGCCATCAAATCCGTGCCGCTCGTCGGAGGGCTTGCGGATACATTTCGCAACCGCGCGATATCTTTTGCTGTCTCTCTCGGATTTACCGCCGAGGCAATCAATGCTTACCGCGCGGCGATGATAGACGGCACTCCCGCAACGATCACATTGTCGCTCGACAATTTTACGGTCGCGAAAACGGGAGATAATGCGACGATAACAGGGGCTGACACGGTAACAAAGTATCAAAAATACACGGCAACGATCACTCCCGCGAGCGGATATGACCTGTCAGAAGTATCGGTGCAGATGGGCGGCGCGGATATCAAGCGCAATAGCTATTTGCAATACGTATATCCCGATGACAAGGGCGTAATCGTTATACCGCAGGCAACAGGAAACATAACCATCACAGCCAAGGCGGTTACAGGTGCGCCCCCGGTGAACATACTGGATGAATACGGTTACACGAACGGGAAACGTCTCAGCGGTTCGTCCGGCAATGAATCGGATTCTTCCGGGGCTTGTACGACAGGCTTTATTCCCGTCGCAAGCGGAGACATAATCCGTATCAAGGGCTTTACTTTCGCCGGATATCCTAACGCGACAGTGGTCTTTTATTCGTCCGCCCAAGCGCGGATCAATAATCAGAGCGATATAAGCGCACCATATACCGGATCGAGCTACGCAAGCGGGATTACTGTGAGCAGTAACGGGATTTTTGAGTTTGTCTACAACAGCGACACTCCGGCGGGCACGGCGTATATCAAGGTGTCTGCAACCTGCGCAGACGGCGCGAACGCCTATGCGACGAAGAACGAAGAACTGCCGGTATAGCAATTTGGGAGGCGTACATAAATGAACTACATAAAAATAACCGTCCGCGAGAAGCGGGCAAAATGCAACGGGCGCGAGCGCATAGTCTGCGGCAACAGCGACTATGTAATCAAATTCGACTTTGACGACGAATGGGCGGCATATGACACAAAGACCGCGCGATTCGTCTACGACGGCGGCAAATACACCGACGTGCAATTTACGGGCGATGAGGTCGGCGTGCCTGTGCTGCGTGACACGCGCACGGTATCGGTCGGGTGCTATGCGGGCGACATACGCACGACCACGGCGGCGCTGATACAAGCCGTCCCGTGCTGCACCGATCCCGACGGCACGCCCGCAGACCCCGCGCCGGATGTGTATAATCAGCTCATGGAGCGCTTCGATAAGATGGAGGCTCCCGAGGCGGTGCTTTACACGGAGCAGGAACTGACGGATGAGCAGAAACAGCAAGCACGAAAAAATATCGGCGTGAAGCCCATCGCCAAAACGGCAGACATGACGCAGGACGTCGGCATCGACTCCGAGGGCAAGCTGTACACCAAAGCGGGCAGTGGCGGCGCTGACATATCTCTCGGCGTGACTGCAACGGTCGGGCAGACAATCAAGGTCAAGACCGTGGATGCGGACGGAAAACCGACGGTGTGGGAAGCGGCGGATATGGCAAGCGGTGGAAGCGGAGAGACGTGGGAGCTGATAAATACATCGGTTGTACCCGCTGAAACGACAAAACTTACTATTACGCAAGACTTGGCGGGGAAACCGTTCGCGTATTACGAACTAAAATATGTAATTCAGGTCGCTGTTCCGTCAGACAAACAAGACGCTACTATATGGTTTTCGTGCCAGACCAAAACGACAAAAAATGCGTCCGTAAGAATAAACGGCGCGACCACAAATCAAGCGATAGTAGGCTATGCCAGTTCGCTTGGAGGTTTTGTGGGTGGTGGAAATTCTCTTACAATTCAGCCCGATGTTTTTTCGTATGGATTCGGAGACACCGTAAGTATATCCAAATTGGCAATGTTCCAGATGTATGCGTCAAGCGCTAGCTTACATTTGCCGGAGGGTACAAAAGTCAGCCTGTTTGGGAGGGGAAAATAAATGAAAATTTGCGAAAATGGTATAGTCCGCGAAATGACCGCCGAAGAGATCGCGGCTATCAAAAATCAGCCCGTATACGCAACTGTATACAGCGAGCAGGAAGCAACGACGGCGGCGATAAAACTGCTGATACAGGGCAAACAGCCGACGAGCGACGACGAGCGTATCAAGTGCGGTGCGCTGTATCCCGCGTGGTCGTCAGGCAATCACACGGTCGGCGAGATATACACAACGCCCGAACAGGTGTGGGAGTGCTATCAGGCATATGACAACGCGACATATCCCGATATCAAGCCCGACAATGCGGCGTGGTACACCTTTAATCGACCGCTTCACGGCAAGACGGCAGAGACGGCGCGCGAATTCGTGCATCCGACAGGGGCGCATGATATGTATCGCGCGGGTGAGTATGCAATCTATAATCAGCACCTGTACAAGTGCAAGAGCGACACCGCATACAGCCCCGAGGAGTATGCGGCGGCGTGGGAGCAGATATAAAAACGGAGGAACAGAAAAATGAAAACACTTGAAAAGATCGACGGTGTTATAAGCACCGGCAGCGCGGCTGACGAAAAGGCGATATGGGACTACCTCATGGGAGAGCTCGGCAACGAATACGGTGTTGCGGGTCTGATGGGCAACCTGTATGCCGAGTCGGGGCTGCGTTCGGACAACCTTGAGAACTCGGCGGAGCGGAGGCTCGGTTACAACGATGCGTCCTACACCGAGGCGGTCGATGCGGAGGCGTATGACAACTTCATAAACGATCACGCGGGGTACGGTCTTGCGCAATGGACGTATTGGTCCCGCAAGCGCGATCTGCTGATCCATGCGAAGAAGTGCGGCAAGTCGATAGGCGACTATGAGATGCAGCTCGGCTATCTCATGAAGGAGCTGCGCGCGTACTTCGGAAAAGACGTTGCGATACTCTCCGAGGCGGGATCGGTAAAGGAAGCATCGGATGCGATACTGCTGAATTTCGAACGTCCCGCGGATCAGAGCGAGGCGAACTGCGCCAGACGTGCCGAACTCGGGCGGGTGTATTACAACAAGTATGCGACCGTTGCTGAGCCGGACGAGCCGGAACAGCCGGAAGAACCCGAGCAGCCCGAGGAACCGCAGCCGACTCCCATCGGCACGATATACACCGTTCAGGCGGGCGACACACTTTCGGGCATCGGCGCGAGATATGGCGTTGACTGGCGCGAGCTTGCGAAGCTCAACAACATCGAGAACCCGAACCTCATACGCGTCGGGCAGAAGATAGAGATACCCGGTGCGGCTCCCGAACCCGAGGAACCGGACGAGCCCGAAGAGCCCGAAGAGGTGAAGTACACCGTCGTGAAGGGCGACAGTCTGTGGGGCATCGCAAAGAAGTTCTACGGCAAGGGGTGGAAGTTCCCGATAATCATGCAGGCGAACGGCATGAAGGTGCCTGCCATTTACCCCGGCGACGTGCTGACGATACCGGAGGAATGATATGGAGACGATCGGGAAAATAGCGCAGATATGCTCATATGCCATGTCGATATTCGCGCTGCTGGCGCTGCTCATAAAGCCCATGCGCCTGTGGCTGTGCGGGATGAACGAAGTCCGCAACGGGCAGAAATGCCTCTTGCGGGCGGACATGCTGCGGATGTATTACCGCCACTGCGACGCGGGGACGATACGGCAGTATGAGTACGAGAATTTCATGTATGAATACAAGGCGTACAAAGCCTTGGGCGGCAACTCTTTCATTGACAGGATATACGCCGAGGTGAAGACTTGGCATATCGAAACATAACGGACAGATAAGGAGAAAATCATGACGAACGTAATTATTGAAAACCTTGTGCAGATCGTGGCGACTCTCATCGTTACCCTGATAGGCGTGCTCGGCGCGTGGCTGACCGCAAAGATCGCAAAGCGCGCGGAGCTGTCGAACATAAGCACGGCGACCGACGAGGCGATACGTGCGGCGCAGACGACCGTGCTTGAGCTTCAGCAGACGACGGTTGACAAGCTGAAGGCTGCGAGTGCCGACGGCAAGCTGACGAAGGCTGAGATAGCCGAGCTCGGGAAGATGCTGATAGACGGCTCGATGGAGAAGATGTCCGACGCGGCGAAGAACGTGCTGAACTCTGCGGGCGTGGATATCACGGCGATAATCAAAGGCGCGGGGGAGGCTCTTATCGCGTCGATGAAGGAAAAGAAGTAAGGTAAAAATAAGCCCTGACCTTTCGGTCAGGGCTTTGTTTTTGATTTTGGTGTCATTATGGGGATCCCGTGCTTCTGGACCAATAATGCCTGCGCTTCATCTCTGGCGGCTTTGGCGGATTCAATGCTTTTGAAGCCTGTGCGTACTATCTTTTCTCCGGCTACTCTGCAACTGAAGCGGTATTGACCTGCGCGCCCGGACTCGGGGAAAACTCCGCGTACGCCTGTTTTGCTTTTCTTAGTCGCCTCTTGCTTGAAGACGCAGTTCAGATTGGCTCCGTTTACTATGTTGGCAGCGACCCCCGCGTCAGACATTGCTTTGAAATCGTTGACGGAATACCTCAAGCAGCCGCAGCTTTTTGGTTTGTCTTTCACGCTGCATTTCGGCAGTTCGAATTCTTTGCCACAGGCAAGACAGCGGCACCTGTACATTGTGTCTCCGCCCAAATATCTGTTTTCGGTTTTTTCGATCACATATATGCCACCGTACTGCCCGCTCGGGAGGTCGGCGAGCTTTTCGCGCTTCCGGCACCCGCAGTCTATCTGCGGGAAGCGTTTGTTGGTCATTTGCTGTCCGGGAATAATCGCTTCGTTTCCGCATCTGTGACATTTGCAGCGCCATGTAACTGCACCGCGAGGGGTTTTGCCCGCGATTTCTATCACTTCAAGATCGCCGAATCTTTGACCTGTCAGGTCGCGTATACTTTTGCTCATAATTTAATTGCTGTTGGCGGGGGCATTTGCATTCACTCCGCCGCGTACAAGGTCATCCGCGCGGCAGCCGAGAACTTCTGCAAGGCGGCAGACAAATGCGTATTTTGCGTCTCCGAGGTTGGCACCGCCTTCATAACGGGCTATCTGCGAGCGGGTGCATCCGACGGCTTCGGCAAGCTGTGTCTGCGTCATATCCTTACGTTTGCGGTAATACTCAAGCGCGGTGACGGTGTTGAGGTCATCGAAGTATTTTTTTACGTGCCACTTCTCGACTATGGAGGCTCCCGCGTCGCGCTTGAACGATGTGATGGAAGCACGGAGCTCGTGGATGCGCGCCATGATGTTGGCTGCCTGTTTGCTGTCTTTGATGCGGTGTGTCGTGAGTATCTGCAACACCTGATTGTACAGGAATTCGGGCTTGTACTCATACGCGGTGATCGCCGCGTCCAGAGCGGCGTTGGCTCTCGGCTCTTTGCAGTGGTGGGTGGCGATCTCCTCGGCAAGACCGAGGATGACGCCGAACTTCTGCCCGTCGGTGTAATTCATGATCTCTGGCGCGAACGGGTCGAATTTGCGGGCTGTTTCTATTTCGATCTCGAAGGGAACGGATGTGCCGTGCAGGTCGGCGATGCGGAAAACAAACTCGCGCGGTTTGTCGGTAGTGGGATCAAAATCCGCAAGTGCGTCGCTGCCATTGGCGATGATGTGTAGCCCATCGGCGTCTACCCATACGCGGGAGAGGATATAACCGGCGGTGTTCTTTACGTCGGTCGCGTCGATGATCGCAGCAAAGTTGTCCTCTATGGCATCGCTGAGGTTATTGCCCTCTATGATAAGCGGGCGGTCTTTGAGTGTGAGCGAGTAGGTCAT